ATTCTCCCAACTATCACAATGCCAATCATAATACTGACCCTTTTTATATATTGTAAATTGACAGTTTTCTGACCAATCCCATTCATAATTCCAACCTGCATTTTTATTAGCTTCATGCACATAAGGTTGTATTTCTTTATAAATCCAATGATCACTCATCCAAATTATATTGGAGTCTCTTTTTTTCTGTAAATCTTTTATTTCTTTTTTTGTAAGTGGTTCTTTGTTTAAATCTCTATCTCTACCATAACCACCTGTAATAGCCATGTGCTCTTTCTGTTTTTCTGATTTTCCGTATTTAACAATTAAGTCACATATTCTTTCAGGAATAGCAGATTGAAAATACCAAAAGTAATTATTTAGGTTCATAAGTAGTTATAAGTCATTGTTAGTATTGTATTTAATTTATCAGATTTATTATCTGTGAAAAAATATCTCTGTGTTGAGGGAAATATATAATACTTATTATTTTTTATTGGGATGTGCCAAGTTCTACCTGCTCTTCTATTTTCGGCATACTCTATAACTAAATCACAATCTCCATTAACATCCACACCAAAAACACAAGTGTAATCTGCAGCATTTCTTAAATCTACAGGATCTGCATTATTTCTATTAAATGATTTTTCTTTTGGTTTTAAAACGTTTGCAAAATTAAGAACAGGTATTAAAGACTGATGATATTCAGCTTTAAAATGATCTCTAATGTAATCTTTCAACCATTGTAACGGTAATGAAAAATCAACATTATAATCGTTATAAGAATAGTCTTTTTTATTTTTACTAACTCTGTTTTCGTTTATAAAAGAATCAATAATACTGTTTTTTATTGTTTTAAGATCTATTTCAAATCCTTCTGGTGTTTTCACTTCACCGTGAATTAAACTAATCTCTGACAGCACCACCTTCTGCATAAAATTATTCGTTAAGCGTTTTTCTCCGTTAGATCCCAGGATTGACCTGATTCATTCCACACGTAATAATGTGTATCAATTTGCTCTGCAGGCACCTCTGGTCTATCACCTATAGGTGATTTCCATGAAGCTGTTGCCATATCTTTTACCCAACTAGCATGAGGTTTTGGAGGCCAGAATATATCTTCATCCTCGTCGTATGTATAACCCACACCGGCGTAGTTTCCTCTAAGAGGTGTTCCTCCTAACTTGTGTGTGTTCGCTACGGTGTTATAAGATGTTTGTTTCCAAAGAGGCCAGTGATGAATTCTCTCTAGATATTGTCTACCTATTTCCTCTTCTTGAATACCATCAGCATTTTCTAAGTCTTTGTTGTCCACTGCGTGAACTCCAATAACTTTACTGTTTAATCCTATCTTTGCAAAATGTGCCATAATGTTCTCCTTATATATTAATTTTAATTAAGCTTCAACCACATTAATTTTGAAACTTATACCTTATAATTACTACTCCTGATCCACCTGTTGCACCTTGAGTGATTGGTATTCCAGGACCACCTGATGATCCTCCACCGCCACCTCCAGTGTTATCTGTTCCATTTTGTCCAAGAGTTCCAGGCCCACAACCTGCACCATTACCACCACCTCCAGTCCCTCCAGCTCCTTTAGTGTTTGGTGCTGGTGTTGCACCACCACCTCCGCCTCCAGCTCTTGCGACTGGTGATCCTGTTATAGATGAAGTTGCTCCTGCACCTCCTGCTCCAGCTGCGGATCCCGGATTTGATGAACCTGCAGCGGTAGCACCGCCGCCACCACCTCCAGAATCACCACCATTTGGTGGACCTCCTGGACCGCCATTAGTCCCTTGTGCGGGATTTACTGGTGGTGTATTTCCTGTACCTGCTGCTTGTGGTGAACTTCTTCCACCTCCACCACCTGAACCACCATTTCCACCTGCTCCTCGACCTCCTAATCCTCCGGCCGTTGAAGTAATACTTGAAAAAACTGAAGGGTTTCCGTTGTTACCTGGTTGTGGTTGTGGACCTCCAGCTCCACCACCTCCTACTGTAATTGGATAAGTTGCAACTGGGACTTCTAAACCTGAACAAGGTGTTGCTGCTAAAGGACTTGCAGTGTATGGATCAGAGGAAACTTTACCCTCTCTATAACCACCTGCCCCAGAGCCGCCGCTACCATCACCACCAGCTCCACCACCACCAGCTACGACTACGTAAGAAACTTTATTAGACCCTGCAACACTACCTGCACAAGACACAATAAAATTTGCATCTCCTGTAAAAGTATGTATTTTAAAATCACCCGACGTTGTTACTGTTCCACCTGTAGCAGTAATATATTTAATCTCATTTACCACTTCATTTGAATTAACTGGTTTCCAACCTTTTGTGCCATCCACATACACTAAAGTCGTTGCAATACCAGCTGTCTCTAAAGTTAAATCTGTACACAACCCATCTATTTTTGAACCGCCTCTACCCACTGTAATAGCATTACAATCAGCAGTCTTTGCATAATCTGAAACTGAAACTATGTCACCAGCTGAAGGGGATGAAGGAAGCGTCACAGTCACAGCTCCACATGCTGTGTTTATGAAAAATCCTGAACCACTTGTTGCTGTGAAAGGTGATGTTTTAGCTGTTGTACACCAGTCTACAGTTCCAGTTCTACCGAACCCTGATTGTGTAGCACCTGGTGCTAAAGTTACAGCTGTGCAAGCGCCACCTAATGTAAGTGTGCTTCCTGTTCTTTTTTGTATCTCGTTTACTTTAATTATACTCATTATTGAAATTTATACCTTATTACTACGATTCCTGAACCACCTTGTCCACCACAAGTTCCAGATCCTGTTCCTTTATTTCCTGCTCCACCGCCGCCTCCAGTGTTTATAGTTCCTGGATTTCCTGCACTGCATAATGGTCCTCCAGCAGCTCCGCCACCACCGCTTCCACCTGCTCCAGCAGTATTAGTTTGACCTTGACCACCACCTCCACCAGCTCTTGTTACTGCTGATCCTGTAATCTCTGTTGAAACTCCTGCTCCACCTGCTCCACCTGCTTGTGGTGAACTACCATTAACACCAACTGCACCTGCACCACCTCCACCGCCGCCAGCTCTGTCTCCACCTACAACTCTTCCTGAACCACCATTATTACCTTGAGGTGGATTAGTTGGGGGCTCATTACCATCACCATTAGGTCGTCCTTCTCCATCAGCTCCACCACCTGAACCACCATTAGCACCGTCGTAAGGGGATCCAGCGTTTCCACCTATGGCTGCTCCTCTACCACCACCTGTTGATGTTATTGTTGAAAAAATTGAAGGTTCTCCGTTTGTAGAACCACTGGCTGAACCAGCACCAACTTGAATTGGAAAAGATGTTGCAGTTACTGTTAAACCTGAACAAGCTGCAGCTAATGGACTTGCTGTATAAGGAGTTATTGGTGCTGTTCTACCTTCTCTAAAACCTCCAGCTCCACCGCCACCTGCTGAACCCGATTTATAATCACTACCGTAACCACCTCCTCCAACAACCATGTATGCGACTGCATTATTGGCCGCTGAACAAGCAACTTTGCTAACTGTAAAAGTGCCATCTCCTGTAAACGTATGAATCTTATCATTACCACTTGTTGTAACAGTGCCACCTGTTGCAGAAATAAATGCGTTACCAGTAGCGTTTGTTGTTGAGTCGTGAATATCCACCCAACCTCTTGTTGAATCTGTAAAAATTAAAGTTACTGATTGAGACTCTGTGCTTAAAACAAGTTCAGCTGCTACTCCACCAATTTTATCTGATCCGTTTGGAGTTATTGTTACGTTTCCAGTATCCCAAGTGTTAAGATAATCTTTAAATGCAACAATAGCTCCAGCAGACCCTGCTGGAAGAGCAACCGTAAAGCCTCCACTATTTGTATTTAAAAAATATCCTTCACCGTCTGATGCAGTAAAACCAGCTGTCTTGATAGTTGTCTGCCAGTCAACAGTTCCTGTTCTACCAAAACCTGTTTGTGAGGCACCAGTTCCTAAAGTTACTGTATCCCCAGACGCACCAATAGTAATTGTGTTACTATTCTCTTTTATAATGTCTGCTCCACATGCATTTTGAATTGTATTTACTTTAAGTGTACTAGTCATATTCTAATTTTGGAATTTGTATCTTATAATTACTATACCTGAACCTCCTGCACCGCCATTTCTTGCTGGCGGACCTGAAGCACATTGCTCACCAGCTCCACCGCCACCACCACCTGTGTTAACAGTTCCTGCTCTACCAAAAACTTGTGGTTGTGGTGAACCTGGACTAGGTGCATCTCCACCTGGACCTCCACCGCCTTTTCCACCATTTCCTAATGGAGTACAATAAGGTGTATTTCCTGATCCTGATGAACTACCTTGGCCGCCTCCACCACCGCCACCAAAAAATTGTCCTGTAGGTTGAGTATCACCATTTGCTCCAAATGATGCCACTGGGAAAGGTCTACCATCTCCACCATTAGCGAATTGATGTGTGCTTGGACTTGGGCTATCAGCAGCGTTTTGACCTGCATTATCAGCACCGCCACCACCGCCTGAAGTATTTGCATAAGCTGATGGATTTCCTGGAACTGCTCCTGTTCCTCCTGGCTCACCTTGAGGTGGATTAACTGGAGGTGTATTACCTGCTCCTCCTGAATTTCCTGTTCCTTTTCTACCTCCACCACCAGAACCACCGCCTAAACCTGTATTAGGTGCTCCACCGCCACCGCCACCACCTGCAGAAGTTATAGTTGTTGTACCCGCAAAAACTGAGTTACATCCTGTAGTACCTTTTCCTGGTTCAGTTGCACCTGCTCCACCACCACCTATTGTCACTGGAAAAGTTGTGGGCGCTGTTACAGGAATACCTGCACTTGTAGGACTTGGAAAATTAGATCTTACTCCACCTGCTCCACCACCAGCACCGCCGTCAGCTCCACCGCCACCGCCGCCAGCTACCACTAAATATTCTATTGTGTTTGAACCTGCTGCATTTCCTACAGCTGAAACTACAAAAGTAGAGTCTCCAGTATATTTATGTAATTTAAAATCTCCACAAGGAGAATTACTTACTGATCCCCCTGTTGCTGATATATAGGATGCACCTGTTACGTCTGACGTTGAGTCATGAATATCTTGCCATCCTTTAGTTCCATCTACATAAATTAAAGTTATTGATTGTCCTTGTGTTCTAAGAACTGTGTTTGCACATTCACCATTAATTTTTGATCCATTTCTACATACTGTTAAAGCTTTAGCAGAGCAATCAAAAGTTCCTGCGTAATCTTTAAAAGCAACAATGTCACCAGCGGAAGGAGAACTTGGAAGGGTTACAGTTATTGCACCGCCTGCAGTGTTAACAAAAAAACCATCACCACTTACTGCTGCAAAAGGAGATGTTTTAGCAGTTGTACACCAATCAACAGTTCCTGTTCTTCCAAAACCTGTTTGTGATGCGCCAGGCGCTAATGATACAGTTTTACCAGATGATCCAACTGTAAGAGTCGAACCACATTGTACATCAATTTGATTTACTTCTATTTTACTCATTATACTACTACCAACGTTCCAGTTACAGTCACTGTTGCACTAAAAGTTACAGGACCAGCTAATACAGCACTTTCTATTACCATAGGTCTAGTAAAAGTTGCTGCATGATGGTGAATACTAGTTTCAGCTACTCTATCACCTACATAAACTTGTTCATTTATCTCAGCCATTTATTCTCCTTATGTACTAATTGCGTCTACACGGCTCA